TATAAGTTTGACTAGGGCTAGTTAATCCTGGTTTCACATCTGCATTATTTTCTTCTTCCCAATAAGCTAATTTTGATCTTACCCATTTATTTATGCCTATGCAATAATATAAATGATGGTCATCAAAAGCTGTATTTCCCCTTTCTCCTATTGAGGTAGATGCAGTTGGAGCGGTAACCTTTAGCGTATCTCTATTAAAAAGTGGATCGACGATCAATCTATAACCAGAAATAATAAATTGATTAGTATTTGAATCAATAAATAAACCCTTGTTAGGTGCAATAGAAAATACTGTATTTAAACTTGCCATATTATGATACTCCTTGTGTAAATGATGTACTTACCCAACCTGTATAAAAATTATTTTTAATTCCAAGAAAGGTTACTCCGTGTTTTTGATAAATTTCCAAATATTCATCAGAATATTCAAATTTTTGATTTGGTGAATATCCACTGATATATAATGGAATGGTTGAAGTAGAATGATTTTTAATTGTTATCATTTTACCGTTAGAAACATCTGGTAGAAAACCAGTAAAATTACTATCATTTTGGTCAGAAACAAAAATATTTATACTTTTATTTATATTAAAATTTGTATTTTTATGAAAATCAAAATCTTGGGTCAAATTTCCAAGATAAATATTTGCAGGTTGATCATTTCCACTAATACGAACATACCTTAAATCTAGTTGACCAGAATTAGTTAACTGCTCTGTGAATATTTGTAAGCCATTAAATGTACGCATTTAATAGAGTTACACAAAAAATATGTAAAATATCACCATTCAGCAAGAGCTGTTCTACGCCATTTTACTCCATCATGAGAATAAATAAAATTAGAATCTGTTGTAATTTGACCAGAAACTCCAAATGAGGTTGATAAATATGGAATATATGAATTATTAAAAATTAATTTATTTCTAATATAAGTTCCACTTATAAAGTCGAGGGTTAAAGTATGTGGACCAGCGGATTGGTGGACTCTATTTTGACCATCACCAAGAACTGCTGATCCAGAATGAGAAGCTTGAACTACTGAACATCTGCCCCCAACTATATAACTATAATCTGCAAAAGCGCAATTTCTTTCGCCACCACCTATTATAGAAAAGTTTCCTGTTGCACAATTAGAAGCTCCTCCACCAATAGTTGAATAGTCTCCTATTGCACAATTAGAAATTCCTCCACCAACAGTTGAATAGTTTCCTATTGCGCAACTAATTCTTCCTCCACCAATAGTTGAATAAAACCCTGCTGCACGATTAATTTGTCCTCCACCAATAGTTGAAAAAGCTGCTGTTGCACAATTAGAAACTCCTCCACCAACAGTTGAAGAAATCCCTGTTGCACGATTTTGATTTCCTCCACCAACATTTGCATAATTTGCTGTTGCAGAATTATATCTTCCTCCACCAACATTTGCATAATTTGCTGTTGCACAATTTCTATATCCTCCACCAACATTTGAAGAGTATCCTGTTGCACAATTACGGTTTCCTCCACCAATAGTTGAAAAAGATCTTGTTACACAATTACAGTTTCCTCCACCAATAGTTGAAAAAGCTTCTGTTACACAATTACAGTTTCCTCCACCAATAGTTGAAAAAGACCCTGCTGCACGATTAAATTGTCCTCCACCAACAGTTGAAACAGCTGCTATTGCACAATTAGAAGTTCCTCCACCAACGTTTGAATAAGTTTCTGTTGCACAATTAGAAGCTCCTCCACCAACAGTTGAAGAAAGCCCTATTGCACAATTTCTATTTCCTCCACCAATAGTTGAAAAAACTGCTGTTGCATGATTATTTTCTCCTCCAACAACAATTGCATAGTTTTGTGTAGCAGTATTACTTCTTCCACCAAGAATAACGCTTCCAAAACAACCGCTAGATACACTTTGATGACCAAAATTTACTGTTCCAGATATGCCCATCAAAAGATCTCCCTCTGCTGCAGATATCTCGCGTTTAGAGCCATCTGGATCTCTCTTAATAAGATATATTGAATTTAAACTCATAATTTTATAGTTTTGTCCAGTCTACATATATTGGAAGCGCAAACCATCTTCCCTGCGTTCCATTTCCGCTTGAGCAAATATATAGAAATTGATTATCCCAAGCTATCTGTCCACTATATCCAGGAAAATAAACCCCAGTTGGTGAATTGCTTGCCCCGATTCTAGCTCCTGCGTTAAGATTTACTTCAGAATCATTTCCTGTAATTCTAGTGTATCTAAGGTCTAGTTGACCACTATTAGTTAATTGTTCCGTAAATATTTGTAAACCATTAAATGTGCGCATTTAATAAGATTACACTTTATAAATTAATTTTTACTATGATACAATAGACTTGCTAAATAATTTGCGACTTGATGCTCTGAGGCTATTTCTTGAATTTTTGTAACTTGATCTTGATTTTTATCAAAAGGCTTTTCTAGATATTCTTCTATTTTAGACTTCCAATTTTCTGGAGATTCATTAGCAATAATAATCTCTGATATATTTTCTGCATTCTCTTTTTGTTGGTTACTTAATTTCTTGACATTGAATTTTTTTCTTACAGCAGATTTAACTTCTTCTTCTAAATCTTGAGCTACAAGTATATTTTCTTTAATTTTTGTAATAGAGAAATTAGAGCTTGCCCCAATTGGCTTTATGTTTTTAGTAGATTGAGGTATTCCAGTAGAACCAGATGGTCTTCCAGCTTGATTTGCTCCTCCACCAATAACTGGTTGATAGAGTCCTTGATCTTTGAGTTCTCTAAATTTATTTTGAGATTCAATTGATTCTTGAGTTGTTGGAAGTCTGCCAGTTTGAATAGCTTGAACTCCTTCTTCTGGAGTAAGAATTCCAAGTTCAATAAGGCGATTATATATTCTTGAATATTGAACATCATCTTTTAGGCTTATATCTTCAAAAGCTGGAGTTGGGAAATTTTTAAATCCAAGATCTTTGCTCATTCTACGTATTTCAGGAATTAAGAATTCATTTATAAAAACTTCTCTGGCTTGCTTTAATCTTTCAACAAATACTTGAATTTTAATACTTTGGTTGGCGAATTTTTCACTACCAATAAGCACATTGTTAAGTCCAATTTGAATATCTCTATCAACAACTTCATATTTTTGTGGTCCAATAAGATTACCAATATCTGGAATAACAAATTCTGCTTTCGTTGTGTAATCTGCAATTAAAACTCTCCCAACGCTTTGATTTTCAAAAAGAGATTGCATAGCTTGCAAGTTCTTTTGATTAACTCCACCTTTATCTGGATCAGTTCCCATGGTAACGAGGAGAACTGCTTGTTGCATCGTTCTTGTTACTGCCATGTCCATTTTTTTCATTTCAAGTTTCCAATTAATATCGTCAAGCACTGGGAATCCCATCGGAATAGATAATGGCTCATAATCTTGTTTTTTATAAAAAACAGCAGCAAGCCTTTTAGAGTCGAGAGGTAATAAAATATAAGAATTACTTTTATTTTTAACTTGTTCTTTAGTTTGTTCTGGAAGCGAATCATAAACTTCCTTATCTTCCTCTGTTTTTGGATCTCTTAATTTCTCTAATTCATAATCGCTTAAGAGTTTGTAATAATTATTAAATGCATAATTTACTGTGCCACCAACATAAACATCAGCAGGATTAATAATGGTATATCTTGCTGGAAGTTTTACTGCTCCATCCTCGGCGATTGATTTTAATTTTGAGCCAAATGTTTGAGTAATTCTGAGTAATTGTTCTGGAGTTAGAGACGTATCAAATCTATAAACAAAAACATTTCCACCTCGATAGTATTCACGAAAAAATTGATCTTGAAAGCTAGCAATATTAATTTTCTTGAAATAAGCTTCAAAAAACTCTCTAGCTTTTTGACTGCCCCCACTTAAATATATTGGACTACTAGAAAACTCTGTCATTAAATCGATAGTATTTCTAAATACTGCAACATTATAATAAGCCTTTTGACAAAGAATAATTGCGTCTCTAACGTCTAGCGTAGAAAGATTTTTAACATAATTTGAATATCTAAAAGGAATTAATCCAGTATCAATATTTGTGAATCTGTTAGTTTTTTCAATAGTAGAAGAGGCGTTTCTGCGTGTTCCCGTGGCTGCTGCTCTTATTTCTGACATTTTAATTTTTGCTTTATCTGCATCGGTACCATAAACCATAAGTGGTGTGGCTTCAGATATTGGTATTCCTATGGAAGCTTTAATTTCTTGGATTTTTTTCGTTTTTTTGCTCATTTAACTTGTATATTACACTTAATTTAACATTATTGGGGTAAAAGTCTGTGATATTTCTTCTTTTGGTGCGTTTATTATATCATTATAGCACTTCAAACCCCAATTCACTAATAAAAGTGCAGAATAATTATCTTTTCTTGCTTTATTTGCAGAAGAGCTTCTTTTTAAATGCTGTGGCAAATCGAACGATTGAGTGCCTCTGGCTGTTGATGAATGCTCTACTAATGTGCATTGTTTTTTAGTTTGATATATAAAATCATCTTGATTTTCAATAAAGTCTAGAGTAGACCAATCTTTTTTTTCTTCTGTTTTCATTAAATCTATTGGCATGTTTTGATTAAATTGAGATTCAAAAAAACTATCATTTGCACAAGTTTTGCTCGCAAACCATATTTTCTTGTAATCAATAGAGGCTTGTAGATGTTCGTTTGCTTTACGAATAAAATTGCTAGTGAACACTTGATTAAAGGCTATTTTCTTTGATTCTAAATTGTAGCTATTCCTAACTTTACGAACTTCTTGCTCATAATCTGCACCTTCTAAATCAGAATTAAATTCAAAAGTATTAAGTATCAGATTATTGCTTTTGAATAATTCAGATTGATTACAAGCAGAAAGAAATACGTCTGCCCCAGCATTATCCAAAATCATAAATACAATATTAAAATTAGTCATGATATAGTATAAATAATTAACATGATTTTTTAAATTTCCTAATCCAGCATAAGTATGAACTAATGTGCCAGTTTTAGTTTCTTCATCGATCTCCATTACTGCCATCGCGAAATAATCCGCATTAGGACTATCACTCATATTAGGATCAATGCCGAGTATATATTTTTTTCCTGAAGTCCCTTTCATTAAAGTGTGAGGAGATTGACCATTTGGAATAGTGCATTCTTCCATTTTTTTTGCACTAAAATAACTATCACTGCCATCAATAAATCTAGCGCAATATTCTCTCAAAAAACTACTATGACTTGATCCTCCATTTTGCGCTTCTTCAATAATTGTTTTATCTATCATTTCTAACGGCAGAGCTTCGTAACTTAATTGAGATACAAAATAAGAAGCTTCTGTCTTTTCTTTTGAATGAATTTTTTCTACCCATTCGTTATATGTTTTATAAAGATTTTCGAATGTATAACTTGCAGAAGAAAGAGCTATCATTTTACTATTATTTTCAAAAACCATTCGATCTTCTTCTTTCATTGCTCCTTCTCTTATTAAAGCGTCTTCCATTTCCCTAATTTCCATTCGTTCCTTCATGTTTTGTGGAGCAACCAAGAATGGCATCAATACAGTTTTAACAATATCCTCTGACAACAAAAGGAACTCGTCAAGTACTAATACGTTAGCACGAAATCCTCGAATCTTTTCTCCGCTTAAAGGAATAGCTACAATACTTCCGCCATTAATTGACCATTCGTATTGATCATTTCTTTTACTTTTTGAACCAAAAGCTTGTTGAAGAAGTTCTGCACCTTTACTATTTACAATTTTTTCTAGATTATTAAATATGAATCTAGCTGTTCGAAAAGTTGGTCCTGCAATTAGAATTTTAGTATTAGGCTCAAAAACACATTGAAGAAAACAAAATACGCTTGCGATAAAACTCTTGCCACAACCTCTACCAAATACGCACATACTAAAGTTTCTATTTAATAAAGCTTTAAGATGAATTTCTTGATACGGAGCTAATTTGATACCACTTATAAGTTCAGTAGTAAAGCCTAAATTGGCTCTTAAAAATTTAGCAAGAGATATTTTTGCATCTTTATCGTTAAGAATACCTTTAAGATTCATTAATTCTTTATTAATATCTGGATAATTTTTTTTATATTTATCTGGAGAGTATATCATAATAGTTTTAGGTCATAAGCTAATTGAAGATCTACTTGTTTATAAAAACAATTTGATGTAAAAATAGACTCAATTACTCTTGTCATCTCTCCTCTTCCATCTACAAAAAGAAATTGTAGATTATCATAGTTCTGAAGTAACTCTCGAACATTATGAAATATATATTCTGGAGTTGCTTTAATTTTTTTACTAATATGTGGAAGATACTGAAAGCTAAGTGCATTAGATAATTTTTCTTCTACTATAACAATCAAATATGCTCCGCTTTTCTTTGCTCGATCTATTTCGTTTTTAAATCTATCAAAGTTTTTAACGCTTAATGTACTAATGAAATCGCTTAAACTTTTTCTTTCTATAAAGCATTTACAATTATCATTACTACAAGAATAATCTCCAAATGGTAAAGTCTTAATCTCAAACTTTGTGTCAAATTTTAACCAACTTTGTTCTCTGGTGTCAATATATATAATTGATTTCTTGTTTAATTTATTTTTAAATTGATCTATTATATTAGATGGATGAATGAATCTGTTCTCTAATCCTAAACTTGAGCAAACATCATAATAATCATCAAATATCTTATTATAAAAAATAATAGAGGGTGCCATAATTGTTCTTAGTTCTACTTGAGATGGACTATAGGTTAAATTTTTATCGGCTTTTCTTTTTGATAATAGTTGTTTGCAATATTCTTGAGCTTTTTCAACTGATTGTTGCTTAAGCCATTTTTTCATATTGTTTTTATCATTAAAATCACTATTTAAATATTGTTCTTTAGTCTTAAAATTAATAAGTTCATTTGTTAATAAATCTCGTCTTTCAAAATATGTTTGATAATATTTTATTTTATTCAAACCATAACCCTTGAGGGACATATGTAATGCCTTATCACTTGGAAACTCTTTTCCATCTACTTTACATATAACTGACATAAAATTATCCGTTTAAAATATCGTCTTCTGATATTCCAAGTATTCTAGCTTTTAATTCGTCCATTGAACCAAGCCGTTCGATTTCTTTCTTGATGCTATTTTTTCTGAGCTCTGCTATTTTTAGCAATTTTTGCCTTGACTCTTCTTGCTTCCACATTTCAACAAGATTCAAAATACTGGCGTTTTCTTTAACTTGCTTGCTGAGTCTTTCGCTTCTTTTTACTTTAAGATCTTGTAATAATTTTTGTTGACGATTAACGCAGTCATTATACTCTTTTCTTGCTGTACTGCTAGCTTCTACTACTGCCATTGGAATTTTACCGTCTTCTTGAGTTGCTATATCTATTTGATCTTGTAATGCCGTAATTGTTTGTTGAATGCTAGATGATATTACTACTTCTGTAGCTAGTACGATATATTGATCTACTTCTTCTTGAGTTAAATCACTTTTATCATAAGTATATCTAACGAAACTGCTTTCAAAAAGATCTCTATCATTTTCATCACGATAAAGATTAATTTGATGGGTAAATCTATAGGTATTCATGTAGCCAATCAAGGAGTTTACTTCTTTCTTTTGTCTTGGGGTGATCTTTTCTTTATCAATTCCATCTAATATATATTTATTAATTTTGACAACCATTCTATCTTCGCTTCTTGGCGCTTTATAAGCTTCTGTGGCAATATTTTCATTAGTATCATTAAGATATTTAATATTACTAGGTATAGTTTTCATATAATCAAGAATACTCCTAGTTTCTTGGGAAAGATTTGTTAGTGATTCATTTTTAAATAAAATTTTCGCTATTTCCATCCCTGTCATAGTCGCACAATTATTGCTAATATATTCTTTTTGATCTTCTGTTAATTCTATAAGACCTTTAGCTTGATATTCGTGACTCTTTCGTGGTTTAATTTGTCTTGCTGCAAGAAATTGCTTAACAGCTTTCCCCTCTTTGCTTCTACCATCAAGATCATCTCTACCAAAAGCTAATTTAACCAATTCAGTAAGAGATGGCGGATTATTAGCGCGATCATTCCATTCTTCTAAAAGCTTTAATTGTTGCTGTTCTGTTAATTCTGGTAAATTTTCACTCATACTAATTTATATCTATATCTCCATTATACAGATGTTTTTTAACTTTAATCATGATAGCTTTTTTTAAATTTTTTACTTGTTTATATCCTATCTTGCGATTCTTTTCGTTCGTTTTATATCCCATTAATTTGGCTGAATCTTCTTCTGATTTATGTTTAATGTAGTAAAGCTCATAAAATTTCCACTCTATAGGTTTAAGAATTTGATGCATCTTGTTGTGAATATTTTTCTCAGCCTTATCTATGTTAAGTTCGTTTTCTTTTATATTATGAATTTCTTGAACATGATTTTCGTAAGCTACTGGTAGTTTTATATCATATGCTGATTTTTTACTTTTTTCCCATTTAGCATATAATGGACATTTACTGCATTGAGTTGCATATATACTACAACCATTTTCGTTCTCTGCAGCAGCACACTTCAAGCATGGTCTAGAATAATTACCGTAATTATTTCTTATTAAATTTTTAATTTGATTACTAACTATTCTATTTAGCCAAGGAGCTAGGGGTTGTTTTTGATTATACATGTGCCATTTTTTATAAATGTGAAGCCTTAATATTTGAGACACGTCATTAAAATCCATCCAAGCCAAAGAAGTTAAGTTCCACTTATATTTTCTTTTATTTATCTCTTGATTTATCTCCAAGATTTTACTTTCAAAACTTGCTTTTGGAGAATTCATTAATTATTTTTTATTTTTTCTTAACGATCCTGCTTCTCTGGCAAAGTCTTCTAAAGTTTGTTTTTTTGAAGGTCTTTTGCTTTTTATTTTAATTTTATTTGATTTTTGATTTTCTGAAGTTCCCATTAAATCTCTCAACTTAACTCCTCTGCTTGTACTGTCGGCTTGTGTTTCGAGTTGAATTTCTGAAATTTCTGGTACGCTTATACTTTCATTATCATCAAAATCTGAATCATCTTCAATATCTAATTCTGATTTATAAGATTTTTTGGCGATAGCCGACTTTTGATCTGTTTCTCTTTTTACAATAGGTTGAGGGTTTTGAAGGTTTTTCTGAAAAGGACTACCGCAGTTTGAACAAAATAATGGTTTTTTTAAACTATATTCTGTTGGTGCACCACAATCAATACAATATATCTTCATTTAATATTATTATATAATAAGTATTAATTTAAATCTAATTAAAATAATTATTTAAGATTATATAATATTAATAGATACTTTATTTTGCTTTTGATTCTGATGCGGGAGACACAGCTTCTGTATTGATTGATTCGGAAAGTGGAGCTTCTACTTTTATTTCAGCTATAGGAGCTGGAGTTTCAATTTTTTGTTCAATTATTGGTTCTATTTTAGCTTGTTTATCGGCTTCTTCTTGAGCTTTTTTCTCTTTAATTTCTTTGATCTTATCTGAGAAATCAATTTCTATGCCGTTTCTGTCTGCTGCTTTGCTCTTATCTTTTGGCCCACTATATGTATTTAAACAAATTGCCACTTTTTGCTTTTGAGGATATTTCTCATCTTTCATGAATTCCATGCAGCGACCCATATAGTCATTTTGTTTTTCGTTATCTTTTTTTTCAGGTATAGGCACATCTAGCATTACACATGTTTTTTAACTAGTGTAATGAGGTTTATATGACCTTTTCTACTATTTTAATTTGTTTTGCTGTGTTAGTTTATATATATTATTTAGTAGAGAGAGTTAAGTAAAAATTAATTAAGCGGCGGTGATGGTGATTGTGGGGCCAGTTCCAAGAGTATAAGTCCATCCAGTTGTAGGAATGATAAGCGGATTTGTGCTGGGATTTGTTGCCTCTATAACCAACGCACCTTCTTCTCCAGAAGAATGCTGAACCAATGACCAAGTATTTGCCACATCATAATTAAAGGTCAATCTTTGAAAGGATATGCTTTCAGTTGGATTATAAACGGCATAAAATGTATAAGCAGGGTAATCACTCCTAGCATAGTTAATTCCAGAAGTATCTCCAAACGTAACGACTACATTTGTGGTTGTAGCTACGACAATCCCGCTAGATGCTCCAGATCCTGTTCTTGGAATTTTGAAGGTTGTATTTTTTTTAATTATTAAGCTCATATTTTTTAAGCAGCGGTGATGGTCTCTCCATTGGGCCAACCAGACATAGGAATTTGAGTTTCATCGCTCCAAGTTTGATGCGTTACAACAGCGTTTGTATCTAAATTACAGAGCGACCACCTATTGGGGATTGCTGCATCTCCGAAGTTCCAAATCAAATTCCAATTCCCATCATCAGATCGTTGCCATTGATCTGGTATAATCTTATAATATGTCCCGTTAAACCCACTTGATGAACCAGATACAATAACTGCACTCGTACTCGCCACAGGAATCCCACTTGGCGCAGCTGGAATTACAACAGCATCTCTTTTAACTATAAAAGCCATAAACTATATTACACTACTCTTTTAAATAGGTTTTTATATCTTTAATTAACTTTTTTCTATTATTTATTTCTAAAACTGTTACTAAAGTAGCTATTGATATTGGAAAGAATACTCTAAGAAAGAATTGAAGGTGATCTTCCTTACTTAATAAATCAAAGTAATTAATGTAAAGGTCACTTAGCCCCCAAAGCGTGAAAAGTATACCAGGAACAAAAGTGATAAAAAAGAACTTATCATAGGATTTTAAATTAGCCCACCAGTTCTTAATTTTAAGTAACATATATAGAGTTTACACAACATTAAATTGGAGTTGCTTGAGATGGAACTCCATTTGATAATACTGGAGGTATTCTATATTGAGAATCGGTTGGAGTAGACGAAGCTCCAGAGGCTGTGTCTGGAGAACTAAAAGTAGAGAATTGAAATTCTTTTTCCATGTTAACATCACTTTCATTAACTTCTACTTGTCTGGATATTCCATTAACTTCTAGAGCTACTGGGCTTTTATGGCCCGATACATTAAGCATCATTTCGCCTTGCTCATTTTTAGTTATTTTAATTCTTATTTGATCTTCTGTATAAGAATAGGTATTTAATAAAAGCGCCGCTAATAGTATTATTGTTTTTTTCATAAGGTTTTATATCTTGGGTTTTGGAAAACATTAGACTTATATTTTAGTCTTACTTCTTTGATCATGTAGCCTACTGACACATAAACAGGTTCATTAGAGATCATATTAGATGGTTTTGCACTATTTAAATTTAATATCCATTTATGAGATTCTAATCCTATAGGCTCGATACCTTTGGTAAAGCATGAAGCTTCTTTTGTGACGTATCCAAATTCTAATCCAGATTTTTCTATATCTTCTT